ACGAATGCATCAGGAGCAGAAGGATCGGCAACAATATCTGCTGCGGTTGCAAGATGGAAATCGTCTTGAACGATTTGAATTCCATCTCTATTCTCTTTCAGAGTACCAAGTCCTCTTGAAGAAACACCAAGTTGACCACCTGATTCAATCAGACCACGAGCAATATTTCCCATGGGAGTATCAGTGATCTTCGCCTTACCCATCCAGTTATCACCATCTCGGCGAAGTTCGGTTACGATATGCGAAACACGATCAAGATTAATTGAAGGACCATCTGGGTGACCAAGTTCGCCGAATGCTCTCTTGTTCTCCACTGCTTCCTTCATATAACGCTCGACTTCTTTTTCCATAATCTCGGCAGGATACATACGTCCATTGCGATTCTTGAGATTTGATTGTAAGAAAACACCTTCAATGAAGAGGGATTTCTTACCGTCTTTTTCTTCAGTGATATAACGAACGTTGTCGTTTACTTCAGTAATTAATTTCATTATCCTAGATCTCCTTGGTTCTGATGTTGTTGCGAACCATATCCAGAAACCTTAGCAAGTTCTAAAATTACAGCACCAGTTCCAGATGAGAAGTCAACAACAATATCAGATCCGCTGTGTTCGTTGTCAGACCAACCCAAAAATTCCATCTTACCACTACCCGACAAATAATATAGAACTGTGCTATTACGAGTAATTGTTGCTGTAGTGTCTACTGCCAGTGCCCAATGCAAAGTACGAATGTTTACTAGAGGGGTTGCTTGTGTTTCACTAGTCTTCTTAAGGTCTGTTGCAAGTGCAATGGTAGCGGATCCCGTGCCACGCACTTTCACTACACCATGAACCTGTGTTAGTTTTAGAACCGCTTTAGTCGCCATTTGTTATTCCTTACTGGTATCTTGCTTTTTTCTGATTACAAAGAATCTTAAAATCGTGACCATCAACTTTACCATTTTTATTGGCGTCAATTTTATGTTGACTGCCCTTTAATGCTTCGTCAGTTTGCTCAGCATCTTCTGACATCTTAACTTCGCCACGGCGACGCTTCAATGCCATTGTTACGCCAGCAGCACGCTTCTTCAGAGTCTTTGTGTCTGATCCATCTTTGGACCAATCACCGCCACCCATCTTCATTCTATCAGCAATCGGTTTGCCTTGTGCGATAGCCTTGTTGTAATATGTGCGGACAGTTTCTCTTTTAAGTTCGTCAATCTGTTCCGCTTCTTCTTTGGTCATAACTTTATTTAAAAGTTTTGTGGAATCGTCGCCCATCTTCTTTGGACTAATCATCTTTCCTTTGCCACCAGGACCTGATCGAGCGGGATCGAATGCGGGTGTCTTTGGATCTTTGTCCATTTCAACAAGTTCCGCTTCTTCTACAAACAATGAAAGAGTTTCATCGATCTGTTCCAGTAATTGTTTAAACGTTTTCATCGTTTTCCTCTTCCGTTTCTAGATCTTCGCTCGAATTAAAAACAGCGGTTGCCATTTCTTCTCGACGAGCAGAAAGAATGTCTGCAAGTTTTAGATCGAATGCAGCGTTAAAATCATCACCCGCATCGACCATATTACCTGTTTCAATGTTATTTATTAAACTTTTAATTACTTCAGTATTATCCATTATTGTTGTCCTTCATCTGGTGGCGGTTGCATCGCAGGTTCTAACTGGACTGGGTCTGCCGAATTATCTAATTCAATTTGTGCAATATCGTCATCTGTTAGTTTAAGAATATGCTTTTGAATATATGCTTTACTATATAAAGTACCGATATAATTTGCTACTCCGTTGAGAATCTCAACACGAGATTGTATAATTTGCTGTTCTTTCGACTCAGTATAATATGCATCAGTAGCATACTTGTATTCAATATTATTTCTGATCAAATTCCAGTCTGCCTCAGTAATAACACCCTTGATAATTAACTGAGTCTTAAGAAGATCATCGAACAGAAGAGAAAAACGACGACGAAGTTTAGCAATAAACTTAGTAAACTTCCATTCGTCGCGGTTAATTTCAGCAGCACGACCAAAGTTTAGACCTGACTGCTGTTGCATTCTTGAAATTGGAACGTTCAATGCTTGAAATAGTTTCTTCTGGAAGTAGTCGATGTCTCCGATTTCACCGAGACTCTGACCACCTGGAAGAGTTTCAATCTGAGTACCACGTCCACCTTCACGGCGGGGCAACCAGAAGTCTTCAAGCATTGACATAAACTTTTTGTCATCGCGGATCTCGCCAGTATTACCATCATATACCAGTTTATTTCTATACTGGTCCATAATACCTTTAAGATATTGTTCCGCTTTTAACTTAGGGAGATTACCAACGTCAACATAAAATACGCGACGTTCTGGTGCTCTCGAAATTCTATAGATTACTGCAGCGTTTTCCATCATGCGCAACTGATTGGCGGGACGAATCGCTTTATGTAAATACGACAAAGCAATGTTCTTATCCTGATCACTCAGACCAGACGGAACATAGCAAATCGCATCACGAGTAACCTTCATTGTTGCAGCAGATCCAGGAGAAGCAGTATGTGCTTTATCTAGAACGATACCACGTTCATTGTAAACAAAGTATTCTTCGATCTTCTTGATGAACTCAACACCTGATTTTTCATCTTTTTCTTTAAAGATCTCGCGGACTTTTTTAATCTTACGAGGATCGATAAAGCGAATGTCGGTAATACCATTTTTAGGTTTTGCCGTATCAATTACTTTGTGGAAATAAATTCTACCATCAATATACCAACGACGATAATAGTCTTGCGCTCTAAGATTAAACTCTAAGAGATCCAGAATTGTTTCAAATTCTTGTTGAATCTTTTTCTTAATTGGGTCAGATAGTTTGACATTATCAAGATTGATTTCAACAGGACGTTCATCATCGAGGTTTGAAATAGAATCATTCACAATATCATCAATAGCAGAATCGACATCTGCCATAAAAGCAATGTCGCGATACTTTTTAATAAGTTCTGCCTCGGTGTTGGCGGTTCCTTCTAAGTCAAGGTAGGTGCCAAAATAACCACCTGCCTTTATGACATCAGAACCTCCATCGTCCGTCGGCGGCACAAACGATTTCTCCGTCGGTGCCGCCTTGGATTTCTCAACTTTATAACCAAAAATTTCCATAATTCAATTTACTTTTCAATATTACGCAGGAGTGGTATTAGAACGACCAGAAGTAGTGGTATAGTGTTGATACTGGAAGGTTACTGTGTACTCTTCAACCACGTCGTTCTGTCCATACTGGAGGGCGATTTCCGACATATTGATCGGGAATGCTGAAACCAATTTGTAGGTTTGAAGAACACCATCATTGCGATCGAGATGCTCGACCGACATGTCGACTTGATAATCGCGTGGTCTAATGAAACCAGTATTGTCAGCTAGAGCATTCATTCCATCCATCCATGTTTCAAATGGACGACGTAGTGAAAACTCTGTATCGTTTACAATAGTAATTGTGAATGGGTCGAAGATACGCTCACCAGCGAGTTTAATCTCACGACCACGATACTGAAGTAGGGTTGGGTTTACATTAGATGCAGGAACTGCAGCACCAGTAACCAACAGAGCGTATTCCTTGTTGGGAACATTAACATATGCAGGGAAACCCAGAATTACGCGGAATTGATTTGGTCTTGCACCACCAGCACCTAGTAACCCCTTAAATTTTGAAATATCCATATTAGATTCTCCTAATCTTTTTTTATTTATAGGGTTTAAGCGCCGACTTCTTCAAACGTAATTGAAGTTCTCGTAGCGATGAAATTCAGTTGGATGAAGTTGATCGATTTTGCTGGTTTGATAAAGATATCAGCAACGAATTCGTTACGGTCAATTATCTCACCAGTGTTGTTCGTATCATCACAAACTACTCGGAAGTCATAGATACCACGACGACCACGAACATCGCGGAGGAATGGTTCTACAATCGACTTGAACTGAGCGCGAGTGAACACGTCGTTGAATTCGAACAACTGATACTTAGCAGCAGTCGAAATTGCCTTTTCAAGAACGATAAACAGACGACGAACATTAATGCGATCAAACGCTGAAGGTTTCGCCAGCAATGTTTTGTCGCCATAAAGAACGATACCATTTCCTGGGAGATTAGCAACAGGATTGATACCATTCTTATAAAGTTCGTCACGTTCTGTTTGGTTTGGAGTCCAAAGAAGTTTAACAACGTTCTTAATCGCACCACGATTTAGACCAGCAGGTGAGAACCAAGGATCATTGGTATTGTCAGTACGAGCACAAAGACCTGCAATGTCAGCGTTTAAAGGAACATTTACATATACGTCATTGTAACGATCGTATTGACGCTTCCAACCAGAGTCAGCAACAACATACGAACTAAAACGAGTTAGAGTATCTACGAAGTAATCAATTACGTCTGCTGCTTCAGAACCAGCATTGTTCTTAACATCAGCGAGGGCAGGAGAAACAAACGTAACGCAATCTAGGCGACCCAGTGAAAGGGTATCAATCGCATGCTGACAAACAGAAGCAGAGTGACCACCAGTAATTACCAGAGAGATATCTACTTGTTCTTTATCAGCGAACAGTGAGTATCCTGCTTCAAGATCACCGTTGCAAGGATCATCATCAACACCACCTGTGAAGGTATCAGTGTGCTCACCCGAAGCAGTAATAGTATTATATTCACCAGCAGATGCAGCATCACCCCAGTCAAG